CTTATCCTGTAATAGTTCCTTTGACTTATGAGATATTACAAAGATGTTAGTACCTTTGTCAAGTCCTTTCAGAATGGAAAGGAAAGATTCAGTAGCCACATCATCTAAACTACCATCCAATACTTCATCAAATATTAACAAATTACAATTAAGAGAATTCTTTAATTGTGCAACTGCACGCCATGCAAACAAAAGAGACAAATCAATCTTTCGTTTTTCACCTTCACTGAAACTATCATATGTGAAGATGTCACGGTGGCGACTCTTGATGGTTTCTTCAAATGAATCATTTAATTCAAATTGAACAAAGAAATCCATTTGTGCAAGATATTTGTTAATTATCTTATTCATAATTGGTAAATAATACTTAATAATCTTGCTCTTAATTCCTGTGTCCTTCATCAAGAAAGATGCAAGAGAATAGTAATGCATATCATCATTTAGTTTCAACTTGTTTTCAACAAGTTCTTTACCTGCTTGACCCATCTCTTTTAATTTTGCCTGCTCTTCATCAATATTCTTTGTATCTGATTGAATACTATCAATATCCGAACGCAACTTCTTGACATACTTATTTGTCGCATTTACCTGACTGTCAATTTCATGAATCATCTTTTGTTCTAGAATAATCTTGTTATTGATTAGATTCTTTTCTACGACTTTTTCACTCAACTTAGTCATTTGCTTTTCTTGTAATTGCAATCCCTTCTCTAGTTCTGACTTCTTTTTGTTTCTTTCAGTCAAAACCTTTTCCTTGTGCTCACAATCAATCTTCTGTGAGCAAGATGGGCAATGATCATTTGTTGAATAAAAAGAAATATCTTTATCTAACTTTCTCATTTCCATACTAATGGTTCTGCCAAGATCTGTTAATTTTTCAACCTCGGCATCAACATTAATTTGAGAAGACATCTGAATAAGTTCTTCTATTTTCTTTTTCTTTTCATCAATTTCTTTTTGATGCTCTTCAATTTGCTTATAAGATTCTTGAATTTCTTTCTCATGTCGGTCTATTGTCTCTTTGTTCTTGTTAGCAAGAGTTTCAATATGACGCTTCTGAGCAATTGTCTTTTCTTTCTGTAACTCGATCTTGTGTTCTAGTTCTGCGATGTCTGTCTTCATTTGAGCCATACGAGACTTTAGTAGTGTATTCATCAATGAGAACACATTGATGTCTAGCAAATCTTCTACAATACTTCTACGATCTGCTGCAGGAAGTCTCATAAATGGGACATAGTTGGTGGAACCAAGAATAACCACCTGACAGAATGACTTATAGTTCATCTTCAGTATGGTTTCTTCCAACATCTTCTGATAGTCTTTGGATTTAGCATCCTGATCCATCATCTTACCCGACTTGTAGACCTCAAAGATCTTTGGTGCAAGTCCTCTACGGATCTTATATTCTACACCACCAGATACAAACTCAATCTCAACCATACAATCCTTCTCATTGATTGAGTTTGCTAATTGTGGAATATTGATATTTCTATAGGGTTTACCAAATAAAACAAATGTAATAGCATCTAGTAAGGTTGTCTTACCAGCACCATTTTCACCACTAATTAAAGTGGTTCTAGTTTTATCTAGATTTATCTCTGTAAAATTATTTCCTGTTGAAAGGAAATTCTTCCAGCGTACTTTTTTAAATATAATCATGACAAATAATTAAATTTCACCTTGGAGTTTTCGGGATATTTCTCCTACGACGGAGAGAGATCTTTCTCCTTCTTTGTGCTCTTACTCTTTTGGTACGAGCCTTCCTTGCTGCTAATCTAGCTCTTCTTTTAAGTTTTGTCAACTGGGAAGATGGTATTCTTCGGCATTGTCTGCCTACTTTCTTTTCACCGGGTTTGCAACGAAACAATACTTTTCTTTTGCCCTTGCGTACAACTAATTTACGCTTGGCAATACCTTCGCGCAGGTCATGTAGAGTATATGTTTCAGACGGTTGCTCCATTTATCGTTTCCTCTTTACTATTTAGTAAAGAATTTTCTTTGAGTCCTTCCAAATACCACTCAGGGGTGTTTCCCAGTTTCCACTTTGCAAACCTAGATTTTTCAAAAATGTAATAATCTCGGTATGCTTTAATTGCATCTTGATGCTTATACTGGTCTGGCATTGCTTGAGCAAATGGAGTAAGACTATCAATCTTTAAACCAGTGGGTGGGTGTCTAAACAGCCACTCTGCTAATTGTGTAGATACATGTGTCTTACCATAACGCTTTGTGTATTGCTCACATAAAGCAAGTGTGTGCTTGCACAACCAATCATAGTTACGGGTTGATTGTCTAGTCCAGATTGTGCATGGATGATTAATCATCGTAGACTTATAGATGTAAGAATCTACTCTGGAATCCTCTAACATGTAATAAGTATAGCGTCTACCGTTCTTGGTCTGCTTTTCCACCTTTTTACCGTCTAATACACGATGAGCAGTAGAAAGTAATTGACAACTCTCTAGGATCATTTTTACGATGTGTTTGTCACACATGTATTCTGCTGCTGTTGTTGGATTCTTATCCAATACAAATATGTTCATTGTGAAAGGCTTTCCATGTATAGTTCATGAATGATAGTTTTCAGTTTATTTTTATTTTGAACTTCTTCCATAGCATCAATTTCTGAGTTGATAATTGTAAGCGTATCCTTGGTATTGTCAACTGTGTGTTCTGAACTAAGTTCAACATTGTTTTCTTCAATGATGTTTAAACTTGCTACACCATTACCATACATCGAATCTAAGAACTTGTCAAATATATAAGGTTTGGTTTTATTTTCTACAATAAGTTTAACAAAAGAATTCTTATACTTTGCAAAGTCTGCCTTCAACATGTCTCGTTCTGCATCATTATAACGAACAGCATAGAAGATACGATTTGGATTCTCAATAAATTCTAGTTCACGAGTTTCTGTGTCAAGAATATGGAATCCCTTTCTTTCTTTCAAATCAGAGAATGTGATTTGATATGGAGTTCCAAGATATGAAACATTCTTTTCGCTCTGTTTACAATGGAAGTGACCAGAGTAAACAGTATCAAATCGTGAAAGAATTGCAGGACTCATACCATCTTCATGCTTTACTCCACGAAGAACTTCAAATCCTGTCAGTTCAAAATGACCCATAATAAAAGGCGAAGTCGTAGTTTTAATGAATTCCAAAGATGTTTCATAATTTTCCTTATTGATCCAGGGAATAAGAGCAACTGATAGACTGTCAAATTGAACATTCATGGGTCTATCAATAATGTTGATATTATTGTTTTCAAAAAGTTGATTAAGTGAATTGATTTGATTTGTATTCTTATAATAGGTATCGTGGTTGCCAATTAAACACCAAAGTTCAAATTCACCAGAATCAAAATGAGAAATAAATCTCTTTTTCACTTCTGCTAGTGTTTGAAAATTGACAAACTTACGACGATCCATCAGATCGCCAAGATGTATTACTTGTTTAATATTGTGTTCACTAAGATACGGAAAGAATTGATTCTCAAAAAAATCCAAAAAGTAATTTAAAAATAATGGCGAATCGTTTCGTACACCAAAGTGTGTATCACAAATAATAGCGACTTTCATTTAGTCCTCCATAAAGGATTCTAATGTTTTCTTCTTACGCTTCTTACGCTTCTTCTTTACCTTTTCTTCATCTTGTTTTTTATAATTTTCTTGTTCTTCTTCTGTTATACCCATAGCCTTCAAATATTGACTAAAATCACCATCATGATCCATTGACTCTAAGAATTTATATTTGATATAGTTTTGCTTTTTCTCTTTTTGTATGCGACGAAGAAACGCATAATAAATGATTTGAGTAAAATATGAAAAGGGATTGTTTGATTTATCTGGATCAAAGTTTTCACAATACATCAAACAGTTTTCTATACCATCACCAATCATTTCATCCTTAAATGGATAGTTCATAAAGTTGGGTTTTTTAGATAAGTTTTCTGCTATCTCTAAAAAGCAATGTCCGATATATTCGGTGACTGGTGGAACTGGATCTCCAGTTTCTTTTGCTTCTTTTACTTGTTTCTTCCACTCCACCATTTCACTGAAAAATTTCTTATTATCAATGTAGTGTGCTTTTACTTTTTTAGGTTTTTCTGGTTTTTCTTCTATTAAGAAACCTTTTATATCATCGACTATATCATCAGTCAATTCTACTTTTACTTTAGATTTCTTTTTCTTTGTCTTCTTTTTCTTTTTCATATTTTACTCCATTACAAAAAGGATCATACACCATCTAAAAAGATTTTCAAGGAAAATCTATTGACATTTTGTTTTCGCTCGTTACACTTAGTGTGTCACGGTTCACCTAATGATCTATTCTAGATATAGTCTTTAGGATCAGGACTCCAATCCGACCAATCATTACCAAAGTTATTGGAATCCTTTTTATTTTTCTTTTGTTGGGGTTTATTAGAAGAAGGATCTACCTTTTTCTTTTTCTTTGCCTTCTTACGGGGTTTAACCTCTGGAAAAAGATCCTCATCCTCAAAATCTTCATCATCCATATTTTCCCATGCTTTTGCCTCTGCCATCATATCGATGATTTCTTCTGCCATATCTGGCGGAACATTAAATGTTATATTTACATTATCCGGATTTAGTTGTGGTTGTTGAACTTTATTCATTAGTTCTTCAGTCATGTCTTGAAGTTGTTCTGCTTGATTAGCAATAGCAGGATTGTCTTCTTTTTCTTTTTCTAGATCATAACACATTACTATTTTAGGGTCTGGCATAGTAATTGCAATAATTCCGTCTGTTGCAATTTCTATTATTCTATCTGTTGTATAATCTATCCAATTTTTAAATACTACCATTTCTGTATTTAATTTTGTATCATTGTTTAAAAATAAAACAGTTTTAAACTGCATAGGTCTTTCAACCAGTATTGTTTTTTTTCTAAACTCAAGAAGTCTTGTTATTAAAATATCACCATTTTTGAGTTTAATTAATCTATATCCGTTGTCTTGCATGTGCTCTCCAATTTGATACTTAACTTCTTATGTGAGAACTTCTCGGATTCATATATTTTTAATCGCTCATTGTAATGACGAAGAGTATGATTTTGATAAGACTTCCAATGTAAGTCATCTGCAATATCGAAGAGTCTAGCCTTATCTTTGTGTTCAGATTTTCTTAACTGTCTACCAATACTTTGTAAGACCCGTATTCTGCTCTTCGATGGAGAGGAGAATACAATATTATGTAGTCTTCGGATTGAGATGCCTGTGGAGAAGGTTCCATATGAAGCAATGATGATTGCGTTGTCTTGTTTTTCACATAACTTACGAACTTGTTCACGCATCTCAATATCAGTGCCACCATAGACAAAGAAAACTTTCTTGTCCTTAGTATTTAGTTTCTCTATAAGTTGGTGAAGAACCATGCCATGCTTTTCTACAAATTGGAATAGAACAAGTGTATTACCTTTTAAATTCAAAGCAAGATTTGAAATAAATTCATTTCGTGCTTGATTTGAAATAATCCAATCTATTTCTTCTTTATAAGTTAATTTTTTAATTGCTCTTCGTACTCCTTCTGGATATTGAAGAACTAAACAATCAATTGATAGTTCAGAAAGAATATCTTTATTCATTAATTCTTTTGTAGTAGTAACTTTCTTTACTCTACCAAACAATCCTTCAATTACTAATTTATGTGTCATGCTTCCATCAAGAGTACCAGTTGTACCAATACGCCAATCACATGTTGTCAATTTAGACATAATAGTGCTCAAAGATTTGGATTTGAATAAGTGACATTCATCTCCAATCACTGCTTCAAATTGATCAAAGTATTTCTTTGGCATTTTGTAAATACTCTGCCAAGTTGAAATAATAATTCTTTTATCGGAATCCTTATCCTGACCACCGTGAATTTTATGACAATGTTCTCTAGTCTTCCAACCAGTCTTGGATGAATATTCAAAAAAGTCTGAATACATCTGGGTGACTAGGGATATGGTTGGGACGATTATTAGTATTTTTTTATCTTCTGGTAGGAGATTTAACAAATAACGACATAGGACATATATGATCAGACTCTTACCAGACCCTGTGGGGGACAATAGAAGGCTCCTACGCTCGTTTAAAGCGTGTAGGATCGCTTCCAACTGGTGCTGGTGGGGTTCTAGACGCTTTCCTGCAGCGTGGGGGTTTAGAGTCTTAATATACTCTACAACTTGTTCAAGAGTGATTCTATCTTTGTTTTTTGTAATTCGGTTCTCAACCGAATATGACCTATCTTTGGCAAACTGGATAACATAGTCTTCAAGTCCTGCGTAGATAGTTTGTCCATAGATGTTGTACAACTTGATCTGTCCGTCCCACAGTTTATTTCTGTAGGCAGGCATGAACTTATGTCCTGGGACTTTGAAGGTAAAGTAGTCAGATAACTCCTTTGCAAAACTTCTATCACAGTCCACCTTTATATAAACAGAGTCTAACGGTTCAATCACTAAATCCATATACTATTATTTATATACTTCCGTTCATGAACTTTCTCCATGCAATAGCGTCACGGATATGAAATTGACGGTTCATGATACCTTTAAGAACAGAATTTAAATATTCTACCTTTTCTTCTTGCATCGTCATTTTATTTTTTAATTCAACAAGATCTTTATCTGCTTCAAGGTAAATATCTACATCTTGTCGTAGAATTTTGAGATCAAAAGGTTCCCAACCAAGTTCCTTCAATTGATCCTCACTCAACTTACCTGTATAATATTCCCACTTCAATTTAAACATCTTTGAGTATTGTGTCTTATATCCCTGAAAGCGTAGACGCTCTTCATGGTAGAAGTTTAAATACTTATTATGTAATTGTGGAATACGCAGAGACTCCTTATCGAGTTCTGTATCATCAAATAACATATCTTGTTTTGCTTGTTGTATTAGTTCATTTAAAGTCATGATGTAAGTATAGCACAAATTATGAACTAGTCAAATTTTCCAGATAATAACCACTGAAACCAAATGATGCTTGACATGTTAATGGAGAAACATCAGAAACATTTGTTTCAAATTGAACTGCACCAAGAGATACTGGGTAACAATCTTTTAAATGAACTGCAAAAAATGGTCTAGATGAACTATTTAAAATTATTAAAGTTGCATCTGAAAAATTATCCGGATACTCTGTGAATCTATTTGCAAAATTTACTGTTGGTGGAATTTTAGTTAACCAATCATGTAATTGTTTCCAGTTTGACATATCTTCACACAATGCAAAAGATATATCAAAATTATCATAGGTTAATCCACCCATAGGTCTTCTTACTGGTGTGGCAAATGGTGTGGGTTGAGTATATTCATTAATTGATATACCAGGTAAATTTGCAGATTGACAAAAATAAATTACATGAGGTATTTTATGAAATACAACACGAAATTTGTTTGCACTTAATGGATTAAGTGTTTGTGGTTCTCTTGCAGTTAATGTTTGTAATACTGGATTTTCCATACAACTATTTATAGAAATGATAAGGGGAGGTCTTTCGACCTCCCCTCTCTCTTAGAAACTAGATCCTATCATGTACCACCGTAACTTGCATCGTTACCGTGTAGGTTATCTACGCGGAACATGCGGTAGTATTGATTTCTTCTGCGTTGTAGGCGTTGAGCGTCTGGAGCAAGGTCTGTTCCAAGGACGAATGGATTGCTTACGATACCGTAACGAGTCTTGAACCCGATCTTTGGTTGGAAGCTTCCAGTATCAACTGCTCTTACCATTTGTAGAGGTACATATGGGCAGTAGAAGATACCTGCGTCGTATGGGCTTGTACCCTTATAACCTACGCAAACATAGTTTACTGAGGTGAATGTCTCAACATGTGAAGGCATTGAGTATGGATCAATGTAAACTTTGATCTTACCACCTGAGATTGTACCTGCGAGTGTGTTACCGTTAACATCTGTGTTCATTGCAGCATTAAATGCTGGGCTGAAGTCTAGAATACCACTCATGGAGAGAGCTGAAGCAACATCTGGGCTTACGATTGCCATGTTTGCACGACCTCTACGAGTCTCTGCACCAATGACATTTGCTTCTCTTTCAATTTGGAATTGTAGACCACGGAACTTCTCAGCACTCCAACGACCGTCTGAGTCCTTCTCTAGATCATATACACCACCCTTGGTTGAACCAAAGATTGGAGTATTCCATGAAGCAAGATCGTTTTGTTGGCAACCGAGTTTAGCAACATCATAAACTAGTCTTACTAGTTCACGGTTGATTTCAAACATGATCTCTGTTGAGAGAATGTTTGCGAGTTCGGTTTCAGCATCAAGACCATGAACTGCCTTGAGATCTTGTGCCATTTCGATTGTGTACTCAGCCTTTAGAGCACGAGTCTTTGCTTCAACTGCTGTCTTCTCGATTGTGAATGACATTTCATTGAAATCGTAACCTGAACCAGAAACACCGAGTCTTTCACCAATGCTTGTTGACATACCACGACCTGGCTCGAAAGCACCGTCTGTGTTACCAGCATCATCAGCAAATAGATCACCCATTGTGCCTACTTGTGAACCACCTTGACCACTGTTGCTCTGTCCTGTTTTTGCTTCACCCATGAAGGCTTCTGTACCATTTCTTAAACCACCAGAAAGGGTGTTTACAGAATCATAACGGCTCTTCATTGCGAAGATGAGTCCGGTTGGTCCGGTCATTGGTTGAACACCAGCGATGTCATATGCCATTAGATTTGGCATTGCACGACGAACGAGGCTGATGAGAATTGGATCGAATGAATCGATACCTGTTGTGGTGCCAGCACCAGCAACTGCTGTACCGAGTTGAGTTCCTGTAATACCTTGGTAGGTTTCCTTGAGGAATCTCTCTTGATTTTCAAGAAGCATAGTTGTGCATTGCTTCTTGTATGCGTCTTTGATTTCTGGAAGTGCCTTGTGTTCAAGGATTGGCTTCCATTTGTTCT